ACGTGATGGTATCAAAGAATTACGCAAGATTGACCCTCGTAAAATTAAAAAGATTCGTGAGAAAATCTCTGAGTTAGACAAACGAACTAATGTAAAAATCGAAAAAGGTTATCAAGAGTATTACATTTATCATCCAAAAGGTATTACAACACAGAGTAACCAGACTGCTGTAAAGATTTCAAAAGACTCTATTTGTCATATTACAAGTGGATTGATTGACCCTGCCAATAAAATGGTACTAGGTTATTTACATAAAGCAATCAAGCCACTCAATCAACTTCGCACACTTGAAGATGCTACAGTCATCTATAGATTATCTCGTGCGCCAGAGCGCCGTATTTTCTATATTGATGTTGGTAACTTGCCTAAGATGAAAGCAGAACAATATCTGGCCGACATGATGGCAAAACATAAGAATAAATTAGTATACGATGCGTCCTCTGGTGAAATCAGAGATGATCGTAAATTTATGACCATGATGGAAGACTTTTGGCTCCCACGCAGAGAAGGCGGTAGAGGAACAGAAATCACAACACTTCCAGGTGGTCAAAACTTGGGTGAGATGGATGATGTTGATTATTTCCGTAGAAAACTTTATAAGTCTTTGAACGTTCCTATTACAAGAATGGAGTCGGAAAACCAGTTCAACCTCGGACGAACGAGTGAGGTTACACGGGACGAATTAAAGTTCACACGGTTTATTGAGAGACTTCGTGCCAGGTTTACCCATTTGTTCGATAACCTCCTTGAGATTCAATTAGTTCTCAAGGGGGTTATCAACCGCAAGCAATGGAAAGAGTTACGTGAAGACTTGTACTATGATTTTCCACAAGATAACTATTTCAGTGAACTCAAGAATGCTGAAGTTCTAACTGAACGTCTTCGGCTTATGAGTGAAGTTGAACAATATGTTGGTAAATTTTATTCACTTGACTGGGTTCGCAAGAACGTGTTACAAATGTCTGAAGAAGAGATTCGTGACATGGACAAGCAAATCAAAAAAGAAGAGGGCGATGAAGATAGCCCAATGAATGATGATGGTATTGAAGATGATAGCGAACCAGATACAGAAGAAGAAAAGTTTGAACCAGTTGAAATGAATGAAGAGGATCGGAAACTAATAGAAAAGATGAGTAATCTACTAGAGAATCTAGGTACAGACGATTACGAGGATTAAATGAACGAATTAGAGAAAGCAAAATTACTTAATGCTGCTCTCGAACTCGCCAAAAGTGAAATCCGAAAATCTTTAAAGAAGATAAATTTTGTAACTGAAGACGGCGAGAAGCCCAAACTTATTATAGTAGAACAAGGTGAAAGAGGTCCACGTGGTAGAGATGGTCAACAGGGTCCGGCTGGTGAACCAGGCTTACAGGGTCCACAAGGGGAAAGAGGCGAGCAGGGACCGCAGGGTAAACGTGGCGAACGTGGTCTCATCGGTCCACGAGGTGAAACAGGGCCAGAAGGACCAGTTGGTCCAACAGGTCCAGCGGGGCGTGATGGTAGACCTGCTGATCTAAAACCTTTAGAAGATAAACTAAAGGAAGATTTACAGGGCTTCAAGCAGCAAATTAGCGCACAAGTTACCAGACTTGCTATGGCATCACTTAACGGTGGTGGGAGTAGCGGTGGCGGTGAAGTGCGCCTACTTGGCTTGGATGATGTTAATGTTGATGTTAGCAGTGAGAGTGCTAACGGTAAAGCATTAATCTGGAGTTCATCAGAAAATAAATTTGTATTAGGAACTGTTAGTGGCGGTGGAGGCTCTACAAATAACTTCACTACTACAATTCAAACACAAGCCATAATTCCCTCTATTAGTAATGTGTTTGATATTGGTTCTGAGAAAAAAAGATTTAGTAATATATTCTTATCAAGTAATACTATTCATCTTGGTAATACAGTTATTCGCTCTGTAACAAGTGCCAATGGAAGTAGTGCAAAACTTCTTATTGAATTTAGGGATCCACATGAGTTTCATGAGCATGCTGAAGTACTTGTATCGAATACTGTATTTCAAAGTTTTGTATCAAATACAAATAATTTCATACAGAATGTACAACAGACAGAAAGAGCAGCGCTTGCAAATACCAACGCCCGTTTCGCAAATCTAACCTCACGAGTTGTTACATTAGAAAATAATGAAACGGGTGATGTTTCCAATACGACATTTCAGTCTTTTGTTGCAAATACGAACGCCTATATCGCTTCTGTTGATTCACAAAGAGCTGCTGATCTTGCAAATACAAACGCATACATCGCTAGTATAGGTAGTGGTGGCGGTGGAAGTGGGGACGTATCTAATACTTCATTTCAATCTTTTATTGCTAATACAAACGCATTTATTAAGAGCCAACTAGCAAATACTAACACTCGTATTGATAATGTTGTAGCTGGTACAGGTGGTGTATCAAACACATACTTACAAGCATTTATTGCTAATACAAATAATAGAATTACTAATGAAGGTATACTTAATGGAATTATAGGTGGAAGTAACATTAATTTATCTTACAGCAATAACAAGTTAATGATTTTAGCTATACCTCAGATAGATCATGGCTTCATAACAAACGACTTTGGCGGGATTAACGATAACATCGATGATCATAGAGACTTCGGCGATCTTGGTGGTCGAGGTGTTTAGTCTGTTTATAAATACAAAATAAAACTATAAAAGAGTTTAGGCTATGGCAACAGAGATGAGACTTAGAAGGGGCACGGCGAATCAACATTCGACGTTTGCTGGAGCCCTTGGTGAGATCACGATGGATACAACCAACGTGACCGTTCGTGTGCATGACGGATCGTCAAATGGTGGTGTTCGTCTTGCTCGTTATGATGAGTTAGGCTCTGCTGGTGGCGGTGCTAATACTGGTATGGAACTTCCTTTGGGTACTCCTACGGATGGAAGTTTGACCACAGATGGTGCATATCAAAGTTTTACTACCACTACTAAAACTACAGACGCTATTGACATTCTAAATGAAGTTATCGAAAATGTTCGTAATGATACTTTTGTAAAATCTGTTTCTTTTGTTGCCGACCAAACAACAGGTGGCGCTGGCCTTGTCGTTCAACTTACAATCACAGCAGTTGGTAATGCCAATCAGTATGTGATCGATTGGGGTGACGGCACAGGTAACACAACCACATCAAGCACAACACCAAGTCATACATATAATTTTAATACTGATTCACCCTTTACAGTGCAAGTCACTGCCAGTAATACAAGTGGCTCTGGTGAGGGTAGTTCAGCAACTTCTATTCGCACCGACTATATTACTATTGCTACCGCTGATCCTGTTGTTGGGTTTGCTGCATATGCTGCTTCTTCTGGTGGCTCGCCAATCACACAATGGGATGATGGTGCAACAGTTTATTTCGAAAACACAACAACAAATATTGGCAGTGCTACCATTCAGTTCACATGGAATTGGGGTGATGGTTCATCAGATAATGTAATCACAAATGACTCAGATGCTGGCGGCACTGCTGGGGCTCGTATCTCTCATGTATTTGCTGCTAATACCGAATCAGAGATGACACGGACAGTGACGCTTACACTTGACAGTCATAGCACGGCCGATTCTAGTGTTATTCCTGGCACTGATAGTAACAGTTACAAAATCTATGATACACATACACCAAGCGTTACTCTTAGTAGTAACACTGGCATCAATGAAGAAAGCAGTTCTGGTCACGCTGTTACGTTTACTAACACTACCGAAAGCACGATTGGTTCACATGCTGCATTTGGTATTCAATACCTATACACATTCGGTGATGGTAACACACAGACTGTGAATGTTGGTTCAGGTGCTGACGGTGATACAGGCGGTACAATCTCTCATACCTATTCACTCTCAAACTCTGACCAAGCAAGCGGTACTCCTGCAGACTATACAGGCACATTGAGAGTTACGAGTAACCATGCTTCTAGTCCATTCATCAGTGACACATTCACAGTTCATGTCGAGCCAGACGTAAGAGCAAATCTATCTGGCACAGCAGTTACAACGTCTGATGCTAGTGGCGATAATTCACTATCCATTTATGACTTCACTGATTTAAATGGTGTAAATCGTGCGTTAGTAAGAATGACAAACACTTCACAGAATGCTGACATTTATGGATATACTTGGGGTGATGGTGATGTAGATGCTGCTATCAATGAAAACGGTTCATCACCTGGTACAATCGGCGCAACGATTGACCACAATTATGCAGGTGAAAGCACTGGCAACTACACAGTTACATTGACTGCTAATGGCACACCAGACTTGACATATCAGACAGACACAGAGACAGTTACTTTTGTTTTGAAAGCAGTTCCATCTTCACCTGCTAATCTCAGTACAAAGAGCATTACACTAAGCACCTCTGCTACCGGTTCGTATCCAAAACTTGCTTCTGGTTTCTCAGATAACAGTGTAAGCAATCCACTATCTGCTGGTGCTGATTTGAATACATCAACTGCTAGGAGATATACCTCTGGTTCTGTTGCTACATCAAGCGTCACAAATGCTTACAATGGCGCTGCTGGTACATTGACCGCAAGTATCAATGGTAGCGGTGATGGTGAAAAAGCATTCACAACAACTTCTGGTGAGACTGGTACATTTACAAGTCTTGTCGTTTCAAGTCAACCAGATTATAACTCTGTTGACAGTAGCTACCCATCAAACTTCTATCAAGTATTCAGTGCTAATATTAACAAAAACATTGCTAGTCTAAGTACAGGCGTAAGTGATATGAGATTACGCCATAGCACAACTGGTGATACAAACTACATTGCTATTGTAAAAGATGATTTAACTGCTACTGCTTCATTTGCTGGTGTTGGTACACTTGCTGAAGGCACTGGTGGTTCAAAGCGTTATATCTCTGGTATTCCTTACTATAACACAGGTTCACCAACACTTACATTGTCTGGTGCAACTGTCAATAATCTAGTAGGTCAAACCTACACTGACCAATCAAACATTGTAGAGATTGATTCTGGTGCAAATGAAGAAGGTACATCTTCTGCTGCATTTACTGGTCAGAATTATTCATATTCAGATATCGATGGTGCATCAACGATGCTATCAAGTGGAGTTCCAATCGTTAACACAGGTGTTGGTTCTGCTTATGCAATTGGTGCGCTTACTATTCCACTTACATCTTCAAGTGTAAGAACCATTGACACCGCAAGAATAAGAGTAAAAAACGTCAATGGCACAAGTTCATATACTTCACTCACTGGAAAGATTCAAGTACACACGGCATCACAGTCAGGTATTATTGAGCAGGCTATTCCTGTTGCTGATTCTTTAGGTGCGACATTCGATGATGATGGTGTTCGTGTGTTTAACTTCAGTGGCGATACAACAGATACACCATCTTTCACAGGTTCAACAAACTTCTACACAAATAGTCTATACAGCGAATCAAGCGATCCAGGCGTGTCTGGTACAAAAGAAGCAACGATTCGTCTAGGTTTATTAAAACATGATGTTACTGACTATAGTTCTGGATATTTACCAGTTGGTCCAGATCGCAGTGGTGATACAGGTACACAATATTTTACTTTTGCATTCCGCAGAACTCTAGTTGCAAACTTCAATCTTAGCATTGTAAGTTTGACTGGCATTTCAGGTTGTTGGATTGCAGCACCAGGAACAGCGATTGATAATTCAAGTGGTCTAAATGGCTGGTTGAATACAAGTGTTACTTATGCTGGCGTTGGTCTTCCTGGTTCAAATACAAGCAATGGAGGTAATGGTTCTGATGGTTGTGCGTTTACAGGTGGAGATAGAATCTCTACCGGCACAAGTCTAAATGGATCCTTCACTCTTACATTAGGAAGCGAAAATATGTCCAATGCTACAGGAAACGTGGTTTTGGTTAGAATCGCACTCGCAAGTGGTGAGTCCGTTTCTTCTATTAGCGTAGGAGCATCCAGTTAATGGCAATCTCTGACGCTCAAAAGTTAGACTATCTTTTCAAAAAGATTGGTTATGGTCTAACTAAGACAGATACAAATGCTAATAAGAAAGCGCCAAACGAATCAATCGCAAGTCCGCTATTGCTTCGTGGTGACCGTGTTTGGAAAAACTCTGGTTCTATTCCTTCAGTTATCCCAGGTTCATCGACCGGTGTTGTAACAGTTTATCCTACATCTTCGCCTGTTGAATGTACTGCTGACAATACAGCAACAGCAAACAGAACATGGAAGACTGGCTCAACAGATTGGATTCCACCAGAAATCGGCGCAACATACCAAGTAAAAGTTTATATACATACTAGTAGTGATGCATCAAATGCAGCATCATCTGGTGACCAGGTATTCGTAACTGGTTCTGGTAACGATGATGAATGGTTCTTCGATTATCAAAGTGGTGTTCTACATTTTATTGGTGATAACTTACCTAATGGTATAGACTTCACTGGCAAAAGTGTATATATAAGTGGAGCAAGGTACACTGGTTCATTTGGTGTTGGTGGTGGTTCTGCTAACAACTTTAATCAGACCTTCACAGGTAATACTACAATTACCACACTTATTCTATCAACTGTTCTCGGTGTAGAGCAGGGCGGTACAGGAGTTTCTTCTTTTGAAGAGGATGGTGTATTCTTTGGAGCAAATACAACTACACTAGGGTTTGCAACAGGTGCCAATGGCGATATTCTTCAAATCGCCGCAAATGGTACGCCAGCCTTTGGTGTAAATATTGTTGATGGTGGAGATTTCTAGTAAAATGGAAGAGATTGATGATAAGAAACTAGAGGTTATCAATACCTATATCGATAAGCAACAAGAATATCTCAATGATGTTATTAAAAAAAATTTAATACTAGAATCGCAAAATACCTATCTAAACGAGAGGGTAAAAGAACTAGAAAAACTAAATAAAGTCATTCAAGATAGATTAAACTATCTTGACAGTAAGTTCGCAGGAAAGACCAAGACGAACAATAATTTTAAAAATATGTTCGGTGGCCTTTTCGGTGGAAAAAGTGATAATGATGGTGAAGTAAATAATATGAACCCGGTTGAAAATATCAATGATGAGATTTATCCTCAATCTATTGAGAAGGATAAACCAAAAAATAGCCCTTCGGGGAGACTAGTTATCCGAGGTGGACTTCCACCAAATCCGAAAAAATCGAAAAATAATCCTATAGGAGAAGATTAAAAATGGCTTCAGTAATTAAACTCAAACGGTCTAGCACACCAGGTTCCGTACCTAGCGCTTCAGACCTTGAGGTCGGTGAGGTTGCGCTTAACCTTGCTGATCGTGTCATCTATTCTAAACAGTCCGGTGGTGCAGTTGTTCGTATCGGTGAAGCTGCTCTAGCTAATACCAACGCTTACATTGCTTCTGTCCAGACTGCTCTTGATACTCAAGAAGCAAAACAAGCTAGTGACCTAGCTAACACTAACGCTTTTATTGCTTCTGTTCAAGCTTCAGCAGGTGGTGGTCTCGGTAACACCAACCTAGCTATTTCAAACTTGAATACTAACTTGACTGCTACCAACACAGCACTACGCACACTTATCTCAGATAATCGTGCAACTGCTAAGTCAGAATTAGCTAACACCAACAGTTCAATTGCTACACAAACTGCTCGTATTGATTTGTTAAATACTAACTTGACCGCTACCAATACAGCTATCCGCACATTGAACACCAATACTCAAAACGCTCTTGATACTCAAGAAGCAAAGCAAGCTTCAGACTTGGCTAACACCAATGCTTACATTGCTTCTGTTCAATCCTCAGCAGGTGGCGGTCTTGGTAATACCAACTTGGCTATTGCTCAGTTGAATACTAACTTGCTTGCTACTAACACTGCTATCCGTACTTTGAATACTAATACTCAAAATGCTTTGGATACACAGGAAGCAAAACAAGCTAGTGATCTAGCTAACACTAACAGTTACATTGCTAGTGTTCAGTCTGCTCTTGATACACAAGAAGCAAAACAAGCCAGCGACCTAGCTAACACCAATACTTACATTGCTGCTACACAAAGCAACTTGGACACCCAAGTCGCTGCTGAACGTGCTGCCCTTGCCAATACAAACGCTCGTATTGACAATCTAAGCTCAACTCTTACTGGTGACTTCTTGACCATTGCTGATCCAGCATCAACTGGTCACTTCGATCACACAGGTCGTGCATCTATCAGCACAAACTTGACTGTTGGTGGTAACACACACATCGACGGTAACCTAACTGTTGAAGGTGAAGTAACCTATATCTCAACAACTACTCTAGAAGTTATGGATCCACTAATCAAGTTGGCATCCAATAACCAAACAGATGTTGTTGATACTGGTTTCTATGCCTTGTATGACGAAGGTTCAACTGCTAAGTATGCTGGTATCTTCCGTGATGCCACTGATGGTGTCTTCAAAGTCTTCAAAGACTTGGAATCAGACCCAACAGTAACAGTTGATACTTCTGGTACCGGCTATGCTATCGGTCAGTTAGACGCCATTGTTGACGGTGGTTCTTTCTAATCTACGCTATTAAAAATCGTTGGGAGGGCTTCGGCTCTCCCAACACTACCGTAGATTAAGAAAGGAGTTGACCAGATGGCATCTGTAATTAAACTAAAACGGTCTAGTACCGCTGGTGCAGTTCCCAATCTTTCAGACCTTGAAACTGGAGAATTAGCGCTTAACGTCAAAGACCAAAAACTATATTCATCAAACGGGACTGGTGTATTCCAAGTCTTTACTGGTGGTGTGAAAGCTGTCTCTGTTGGTCAAACAGCAGTAGAAGATTTAACACCAAGTGATTTGGTTGTTACAAGCGTAACTGGTTTTGCGAACTCTGTCGTTGATAATAGTCTCTTGACAGCAAAAGTAGATGCGAGTACATTTAATGCAGTACTTGCAAATACTAACGCCTTCATTGCCGCTGAAGCAGCGACAGTAGAAGGTGGTTCTTTCTAGTTAGGAGATATTAAAGATGGCTTCGATTATCAAATTAAAAAGATCCAGTACTGCTGGTGTAAGACCATCTTCATTGGAAGAAGGTGAGTTGGCGATTAACGTTAAAGATCGACGTATTATTTCAGCCAACTCATCTTCTGTCTTTGATCTTTTCGATGGCACAAACGAATTACAAAAAACAACAGGTGACTTTGGTGATAGACAGTTACAACAAACTGTTGTCACTTCAGTTTCATATTACGCAAATGCAACCTCATTTGTCAATGGTACTTTATGGAATTCAAAAGCAGATACAACAACATTCAATTCCTCTACAGCAAACACAAATACATATATTGCTAGAGCATTTAGCGATAGAGATGGTGGTACATTCGAAGAAGATCCATTAGCAGCTAATGTATCATTTCTTTTACAAACATAGGGGAACTAAATTATGCCTATTCAAGATATTGCAAATACTGCTGATGTACATATTTTTGGTGATGCAATTTTAAGCGCAGATCAAGTAAAGTTTGGTACAAGGTCTTTAAAACTTGACGGTGATGGAGATTACATTGAAACTGGTAAGGCCGCTGAATTTGATTTAAGTGGAGACTTTACAGTCGAAGGTTGGATTTATCCAACCACACTATCAGGTAATAATGTCATTGCTTCCTTAACTGCTGATGGTGTAAATTTTGGTATCACTACAAGTGGTAGTGACTCTTTTCTAACAGCATATCGTGGTGCTACTGCCTTAACTCAATCTTCAGGCACACAAGTTACAACAGGTGCTTGGCAGTTCGTATCATTTTCAAGAGCGTCCGACAATCTAGTAATTTCACTAGATGGTGTTAGTGTTGCTCAAGGTACATTCGCAACTTCTGGTCTAAGTGGAAATGCTCTACGTGTTGGCAGTGGTCCACTAGATAGCACAGGGTTTGCTGGCTTTGTTGACGAGTTTCGTGTCACAAAAGGTAACGCAAGATATACTTCAAGCACATATAGTGTGCCAGACAATATCTTTGGTGGTGATTCTACCATGAAAGCAAGAAGAAGAAGATTAACTCTACTTGACGGTATTAAACCTGAAGTAATCACTATTGAAGTTTGGGGTGCCGGTGGTGGTGGCCGATCACTGAATGATAGTCGAGGTGGCGGCGGTGGTTACACTACTGCACGATACACAATCTCTGGGGGTCAAACACTACACATTCTGATTGGTAGTGGCGGTGATATGGGGCCCGGCGGCGTTTCTATCAATAGTGAACTAGAAATTGGTGGTGGTGCTGGTGGCGCTAGAGGTGGTGCACTTACAGGTGTATTCACAGAACCATTTTCACCTCTCAATGTAGATAACTTACATGCTGCTGCTGTAGTCATCGGTGGTTCTGGTGGAGGTTCGGCTGCAAGTAACTCAGGTTCTAATTATGGTGGTCAGGGTGGTGGATCAACTGGCGGCGATGGCGCACCACAAAACCCAGGTCCAGCACCAAGAGGCGGTAGTGGTCATAATAGTGGTTTAGGTGGCACACAATCTGCTGGTGGTACTGGCGCTCAATCTTTCCCATTCGGTGCTGGACCTAATGCAGTAGATGGTGGAAAATTAAAAGGCGGTGCAAGTAGTGGTTCGTTTGAACCTGGTCCACAAACTGCTAATGGCGGTGGTGGCGCCGGTTACTATGGCGGCGGCGGTGGTGGTCAAACTGGACCAACTGGAGTTGCAGGTTCTGGTGGCGGTGGATCAGGATACTTTGAGAATGATGATAATAATCTACCTTCACAACTTTCTTATGTCGCTGGCTCTGGTAGCACACTAGGTGGTACTGATGGTGCTGCACCAGGAGCAACATCTGGCGCAAGTGCGGGCCCAAGTGATGCTCCACCAGCATATGGTTTTGGTGGCTCAGGGCCAGGTCTTTCTGGTGA